GTCCATGCGCTACGTTGATTGAAGGTTTCAAGGGTTACGACATTTGGATACCGGAGATCAAGCAGGGGATTGAGGTTAAGTACGATCCGATGTCAAACGAGACAGGGAACATTGTTGTAGAGATAGAGATGTCTGGTGTTCCTTCTGCGTTAAGTACGACTCAGGCAACGTGGTGGGTGTTTTACGATGGGGAAGTATTTGCTTGGATAAAGTTTAGAAATCTAATTCGTTGCATTTGGGAAAATAAGCTGGTGTATGCCGAGTTTGTTGGTAACGGTGACAGGAACAAAAAGAAGGCGTTTTTGATACCGAAGAAGTTACTTTTTAGATACGCAAAGTTACAGGAGGAAACATGAGGATGAAAGCATTTCCTACGCTGAAGGATAACGGTCACATAACGACTCAGGACGGTATGGATTTACGCGATATGTTTGCGGGTATGGTTATGCAGTCACTAGCGATGAACTTTGAGAGTGACCCTGCTTGGGATGCTTACGAGCAAGCAGCTTTAGCTTATCGATTGCTGATGCCATGCTGGAAGTGAGGAAAGATGACTGAATCCAAGCTGATTGAGTTAGGCTTCTCTGAAGTAACACCGGGATTTTGGGTAGGTAGCGTATTTGCTTTGCATAAACTTTACGAACTAGGGAGATTAGATGAGTCTGGAGCAGAGAGCAGCGGAGTTAGACGAAGCGAGGCGGTTGAGGATTATCAAGTCTGATTTTATTGACGTAGAGAAATACCTTCACGCTAATGATGTAACGCTAAAGGTTAAACAGGCTAGAGACTTCCTCGATGATATTAAGGAAAGCTATCTAAGTACCGCTAGAGATACAAAAATTGTATTACCGTGGAGTAAGACTCACGATTCCTTTGCGTTTAGACCGGGAGAGGTAACGGTTTACGCAGGTTCTAACGGTGGTGGTAAGTCGCTGTTGACTGGACAGATTGCTCTGCACCTAGTGAAGCAGAGTCAGAAGGTCTGTATCGCGTCTTTCGAGATGAAGCCGATTAAGACGCTAGAGAGGATGTTGCGACAGTTCTCAGGAGAATTTATTGATGATCCGCTGGTATCAGACCGAGAGGCTTACATCACGAAGATTCTGACTCGGATGGATAAGTTTACAGTTGACCATCTTTATCTTTACGATCAGCAGGGAACGACTAGCCCGGACAAGGTTATTGCGATGGCGAGATATTGCGCTGTAGAACTAGGAGTCCAGCATATCTTTATCGATAGCCTGATGAAGTGCGTCAAGAACGAGGACGATTTCAACGGTCAGAAGGGCTTTATCGATGAGCTAACGGCATTGGCTAGAGATCATAACGTCCATATTCACCTAGTCCACCATATTCGGAAACAGGCTAGTGACGAGGTTACGCCGAATAAAAACGACTTGAAAGGCTCTGGTTCCATTAGCGATCAGGTTGATAACGTCTTTCTTGTGTGGCGCAACAAAAAGAAGGAAAACCAGCGAAATCGTGGCGAAACTGTGGACGAATCACAGGGCGATACGTTCTTAATGAACGAGAAGCAGCGTAACGGAGAGGCTCAGGAGTGGTATCAGCTTTGGTATCACCAAGCTAGCCAGCAGTTTGTTGAATCGGCAGGATCAAGACCACAGGATTTTGATAACCGTGGGGGGTTTCGTGAATGAGTTGGCTCTTTTCGCGGGTGCTGGTGGAGGAATACTTGGGGGAAAGTTGCTCGGATGGAGAACCGTCTGTGCAGTCGAATGGGAGCCATACCCAGCTAGCGTACTTGTCGCAAGACAAAATGACGGCATTCTCCCGCCTTTCCCGATATGGGATGACGTTCAAACCTTTGACGGAAAGCCGTGGCGAGGAATTGTTGACGTTATATCTGGCGGGTTTCCATGCCAAGACATCAGTAGCGCAGGAAAAGGAGCCGGAATTGACGGAGAACGAAGCGGAATGTGGCAAGAAATGGCGAGGATCATTTGCGAAGTGGAACCCAGATTCGTATTCGTGGAAAACTCACCAATGCTCACTAGCCGGGGACTTGGACGAGTTCTCGGAGACCTTTCCTCAATGGGGTTTGATGCTGCGTGGGGAGTGTTGGGAGCAGCGAACATTGGAGCAAACCATCAGAGGGATCGAATCTGGATCGTTGCAAGAAATGTTTCCAACTCCGAGAAGTTGTTCAGCAATGGCAGCAACAATTACACCAGCATCAGCTTGGAACGAGAAACGGAATCCGAATTTGGAAACAGTTATTGGCAGAAAAATGTATCCGACACCAACTTGTCACAACAGCAAAGAGGGAGCGTTTCCATCGGAATTCAACAGGAAAACTCCTTCGGTAGCGACTCATGCTGGTGGGAAACTGAACCCAACGTGGGTAGAGTGGCTGATGGGGTGGATGCTAGGGTGGACAGACTTAAAGCCATTGGAAACGGACAAGTACCATTATGCGCGGCAACAGCATGGAAAATACTGAGCAAGAACGTCATAGATGCGAGGTTAGGCAGGTCTTAGCCTGGAGGACAGCAGACAGGGATTCAGCCTTAAAGTACCTGAGTGTTGTTAGGCAGAAACGTGGGCATGAAGCTGCTGACCAGTTAGAGACTGACTGTAAATTCCAATGGGGTTTAGGAAATCGCGGGAAGAAAGGGGATTGGCGTGGTTTATAAGAAGGTGGATACAAACCAGACGCAGATCGTTAAGGAACTCCGACGGGTAGGTATGGATGTCCAGCACTTACATGGAGTAGGTCAAGGATGCCCGGATATTCTGGTGGGCTACAGGGGCAAGAACATTTTGTTAGAAATAAAGAAAGACGAGAAAGCCAAGCTGACACCGGATCAGGTTATCTGGCACTCGGTTTGGAAGGGTCAGGTAGCGGTAGTGTCTAACCCACAGGCTGCGATTAAGGCTGTAAGGATTGCCTGTTCGGAAACTATTGAGGAATGATTCTTAATAGAAATAATTGTCTAACACCCATTAAATGTTTCTCGATAGAATTTCACACATGGACACAACAACTGTGTCTCAACTAGGAGATGAGATATGTCATACCAAATGCACCTAAACAAAAGCGGATCAGGGTTTACCAGCAAAACAGCTTGCGGCAGAAATATCCTGAGAACGCCAATGTCGGTAAATTGGGAAGAATTCAAAACCGAACGCGAAGAACATAAGTGCTTGAAGTGCAAAACTAGCAAACAAGCCGAAGTAAACGCCAAAATGGATTTGAGAAAACAAAGCGTCTAACTAAACACCGGGGGAAACCCCGGTTTCTACTATGAACTCAATCGATCCTCACGAAGCAATCAACTACATGATTAAGAACGCCAAAGCCTATGCACAAGCTAAGGCTGAGGTTACTTATCTGGAGGAGTTTCGTAAAAGCAAGAAAGCCATGTTATTCAGTTCTGCTATTGGGAATACGGTAGCGGATCGGGAGAATCAGGCATACAGCCACCCAGATTACTTAGCTGTGCTAGATGGGCTTAAAGCGGCTGTAGAGGAGGCTGAGAGGCTGAGGTGGATGCTGGTAGCAGCACAGGCTCGTATTGATGTTTACAGAACTCAGGAAGCCAGCAATAGATCAATAGATAGGGCTACAAGATGAATATTGCAAATTTGAAACCGGGTTCGTTTATAGAAGTTACTGAAGCTCAAATGAACTCAATAAATGCAAAACGGCTACAAGATTACGAAAAATTAACTAATGCTGCTCCAGATTTACTAGACGCTTTGCTAACTGCGCTTCCATTTGTTGAAGATGCCCTAGATGATGATTCCTACAAGAAAGCGTCTGTATTGGCTGCAATAAGAAAAATCACTTTAGCAATAGGCAAGGCAACTCAATAGGAGGAAATATGAACGAGATAGACGATACCGAACTAGCACAATGCTGTTCCTGTGGGTTTGTAGACTATTGGGATGAGATTCCAAAGGGAAGATGCCCGTGGTCTGAGGATTACCTGACGGAGTGTCCTGAGTGTGGTGAAGTGGATAATATGGCTGATTACACGGTAGAGAGAGCCAAGCGAATCGATGAAAAAAAGCGAGAGCAAATACCTAGCTAAAGTGGCTGACTTTGGGTGCATTATCTGTTATAAAAATGGGTATCCCGGCACTCCAGCAGAGATTCACCATGTTCGAGGAATGGGGCTAGGAATGGGAGTTCGGAACTCTCACGACAACGTAATACCGCTATGTCCGGAGCATCATCGTGGCAATACGGGGTATCACGGTCTTGGTCGTAAGGCTTTTGAGCGTCGATATGGTGTGACTGAGGCAGAGCTTCAGGATGAGTTAGCGGAGTTGCTAAATGAAAAAGATGTCTAAGGCGCAAAAGAAAGTCGGTAAGGTTATGGGTGAGTACAAAGAAGGCACTCTCCATAGCGGTAAGGGTGGCAAGGTAGTCAAGAACCCTAAACAAGCGATTGCCATTGCTTTAAGCGAGGCTGGAATGGCTAAGAAGGGTAAGAAATGAAGCCCGGACTATACGCAAACATCCATGCCAAGCGTAAGCGTATAGAAGCTGGCAGCAAGGAAAAGATGCGTAAGCCGGGATCAGAAGGTGCGCCTACTGCTAAAGCCTTCAAACAGTCCGCAAAGACTGCTAAGGGGAATAAAAAATGATGAAGAACGGAAAGAAATCTGACAAAGAGTTGCTAAAAGAATACCTAGACGAAGAAAAAGAAAAGAAAAAGAACGGTGTTAATGAGATAGAGATTGAAATCAAAATCCCTCTTATGGGCAAAAAGAAGGGTAAAAATGGCAAAGACTGAGGCTTGGCAGCGTTCTGAGGGTAAGAACAAGAAGGGCGGTCTTAACGAAAAAGGTCGCAAGTCTTACGAAGCTGCTAATCCCGGTTCTGACCTAAAGGCTCCTGTTAAATCGGGTAATAATCCTCGTCGAGCTAGTTTCCTAGCCCGTATGGGCAATATGCCGGGAGCAGAGTATAAGAACGGTGAGCCTACTCGGTTACTCCTGAGCTTAAAGGCATGGGGAGCTAGTTCTAAGGCTGATGCTAAGGCAAAGGCTAAAGCCATTTCAGCGCGAAATAAAAAGTGAGCCACCAGAGCCAGCTAGACTTTGTAGCGATGGTTAAGCGTCGCTTTCCTCAATTCTTTTCCGATAAGAAAGTCCTAGAGGTAGGCAGTCTGGACATTAACGGTTCAGTCCGTCAGTTCTTTGATAACTGCGAGTATCTAGGCGTTGATCTAGGCGAGGGCAAGGGAGTTGACCTTGTTGCCAAGGGGGAGGAGCTAGACTTCCCTGACAAGAGTTTCAACGTAGCAATATCCTGTGAGTGTTTCGAGCATAATCCTGAGTGGGTCAAGACGTTCGAGAACATGGCTAGGATGGCTTCAGGGATCGTCATCATGACCTGTGCTACGACTGGCAGGGCAGAGCATGGAACAAGGCGTACAAGCCCACAGGATGCGCCATTTTGCGGTGATTACTACAGGAACCTAACGGAACAGGATTTCCTAGAAAACTGCGACATGGACAGGTTCCTACATTACGAGTTCAGCAGTAACTCTAATCCAGCCGACCTATATTTTTGGGGCTTATGCAAGCCATAGTCATATGTCATGTAAGCAATCCGGGTATCTCGGTATTGCTAGAGAGCATCAAGGTATATGCACCTACCATCCCGGTTTACATTTATAGTGTTGACGTTGCCAGAGGAGAGAGATTCAAGCGAATCCTTCCCAATGTTATCGTCAGACCCAATACTGGTCGAAATTTTGGAGACTCATATAATGAAGCCATCAGCGACGTTTTTGGAAGGATCGCAGTCGATTCATTGATTGTGGCTAACGATGACGTTGTACTGAATCCCCAAACTATTGAGTTATTGGGCGAGGACAGGCTGATTTTGCGGGAAAACGCTCATAAAGTAGGATTTTTGGGCGCAAGAAGCGACTATGTATTGCCAGACCAGAACATTAGGTTTCCGGTACATGATGATAGGCAGCAGGGATTGTATTGGGCTAGTGAGGGGCAGATTAAAGAAACGGCTGTCATAGCACCCATATTTGCCACGATAACGAGAGAGGCTTGGAAGGTAGCCAAGTTTCCTAGCACGAATTGGTATTCAGATAATATAATCTGCCATGACCTGCAAGAAGCGGGTTACAGGCATTTCGTAAGCAGGGCTTATGTCCATCATGCTGGATCACAGACAGTAGGGATGGATTTTAAGAAATGCCATGAGGAGCCGAGAGAGTGGATCAAGGCTAACAGACCGGATATGTACGAGGCTATTTACGGATGAACGTAGAGGATTTATTCCTAGAAAGAGCTTTTTTTTGTGGTAATTACTTAGCTTTATGTACTAGCGAGAAACTTTTTGAAAAGGTTTTGGACTATATAGACATACCAAAAGATGATCGTCCAAGATGGTTAAGTGATGGTGCTAATGCCACCACACATACGATAGAGGTTGATGGAAACAATTTTTCTATAGTTTGTGTTCAGCCACCACTTAGTCATGTGTCAGGCATTGAGGTTGCGGCACTCTTAGTTCATGAAGCGGTACATATTTGGCAAAATAAGATGGCTCAGATAGGCGAGCATAATCCGAGTAAAGAATTTGAGGCGTATTCCATACAAGCAATATCCATGAGTTTAATGAATGGATATGTTGCACAAATGGAAATTAAATGATGTGGAAGATGTAAGAGGTTTTGTATGGCAACGATTGAGGAAACACTAAGAAAACTAGGTCTAGCTGCTGCTAGGGGTGTTCCTCAGCTTGCTACTGGATTTGTTGATCTGGCAGCTTTGCCATTTACGATGACCGGAGTAATGAAGCCGGAACAGGCAGTAGGTTCAACGGCTTACCTAACGTCAAAGGGTTTGTTGCCTCCACCACAGGAAGGTGTATTAGCGGAAACTACAGAATTGCTTTCTAGTGCTGTGAATCCAGCTACAGCCGTTAAAAGCGGATTGATTGGTATTGGTGGCACATTCATTGGTAAAAATGCAAAAAGTTGGAATAAAGCAATGGAATCTAAGTTTCTCGATCTTGAGAAACAAGGATTTTCTCCGACTGATATATGGAAGCAAACTGGTACGCTTAGAGCGCCAGATGGGAAACTTAGACAAGAAGTGAGCGATAAAGAAGCCAAAGCATTTTTTACTCATTTGTCTGAAAGCGGTCAAAATAGACTTGCAGAAAAAGCAATACAAAATCCTCAAGTTGAAGCTGCGTATCCACAGTTAGGCTCAATTACGCAATTTGGTTTACGAGAAAAAATACCTGCTGGAAGCATGGAGCAGACATTTGTAGATAACAAGCTAACTGGTGGCTTAATGATTGCAAAAGCCCCAACAACTCAAGATTTGAGGTCTGCTAGTGTCCATGAGATGCAACACGCAATTCAGGGCATTGAAGGATTTGCGCCGGGGCAGAGTTTACAAGGTGTTTCTAAAAGCGAAATACCTAATGTTGTAATGAAGAAAGTTACTAAGCTGCGTGATTCAGCCTTAGACTTATATGGGCAAGACAAGATTGCTGAGGGGATGGCTAAAGAAGCAAAAGCCAATAAGCTATTGGAAGAAGCTAGATTGAGAGCCTATCTAAGGTCTGCTGGTGAAGTTGAGTCTAGGCTTGCACAACGTAGGATTGACCTGACAGATCAAGAAAGACTAGCAAATTACCCTTACGCTCGCGGTAAATACGGAATGGATGTAAACCCTAAAAAGGTTATTGTAAAAGGTTTAATAGACTAGCAAGACACCGGAAGGTATTGCAATTGGAAATCAAAAAAGTTAGCGTTGAGAAACTAATTCCATACGTTCGGAATAGCCGGACACATTCGGATGCTCAGGTAGCTCAGATAGCAGCCAGCATTAAGGAGTTTGGGTGGACTAACCCGATCCTAGTGGATGGCGAGAACGGCATCATAGCGGGGCATGGAAGGCTACTAGCGGCTAGGAAACTAGGGGCTAAGGAGGTTCCTGTCATTGAGCTATCTCACCTAACGGAAAGCCAGAAAAGAGCTTATGTCATAGCGGATAACCAGTTAGCGATGAATGCTGGTTGGGATACGTCAATGCTGACGCTAGAGTTAGCAGATTTGAAAGAATCCGAGTTTGACTTAGACCTAATTGGATTTGATGCTAAGGAGCTAGAGAAGCTGCTGGAGCCTGAGCAGGTAGAAGGATTGACGGACGAGGATGCCGTACCTGACGCGCCAGAGGAGCCTAAGACTAAGCTAGGGGATATATATCAGTTAGGCAATCATCGGTTGATGTGTGGAGATAGCACTAGCATTGATGCCGTAGAGAAACTAATGGATGGTCAGAAAGCCGATATGGTGTTTACTGATCCTCCGTATGGTATGTTTTTAGACACTAATTACGACAGTATGTTTAGCGGTGATTCAAAGCATAGAAAAACAGGTAAGCGCTTTGATGCTGTAAAAGGTGACCATGAGGACTTTAACCCTGAATTTATAAATACAATTTTTGCAATGTTTGACTATTGCAAAGAAATTTTCCTTTGGGGCGCTGATTATTACGTTGATTTGATACCAAATAGAAATTCAGGGTCATGGGTTGTGTGGGATAAAAGATGTGATGACAAAATGGATAAGGTTGTTGGCAATACGTTTGAATTATGCTGGTCTAAGGCAAAACACAAACGCATGGTTGCTAGAATCCTTTGGTCAGGACATCATGGTATGCAAAAGGATGACACTAAAAAGCGTGTTCATCCTACTCAAAAGCCAGTAGAGTTGGTATGTTGGTTTTTTGATTACTATTCAATGGCTGATAAGCGAGTAGTTGTAGACCTTTTTGGCGGCTCAGGAAGTACATTAATTGCTTGCGAGAAAACAAGTAAAGAAGCAAGACTAATGGAACTAGACCCTAAATACTGTGATGTAATAGTAAAGCGATGGGAAGATTTCACAGGCAAGAAAGCTGTATTGTTGACAGAAGCGTAACATTTCCCCTTAACAAAAGAATATTATGTTAAAGCATGAACCGAGTGATGAGCAGAGGAAACTTGTTGAGACATCAGCAGGTCTAGGCTTGCCTCATGAGCAGATAGGTGCGCTAGTAGGGATAGATGACAAGACCTTACGGTTGCACTATCGGAAAGAGTTAGACATAGGCAAGGCTAAAGCCAGCGCACAGATAGCTAAGACGCTGTTTAGCAAGGCTCAGGGCGGTGATACGACTGCGTTGATCTGGTGGACTAAGGCTCAAATGAGATGGGCTGAGACGCAGAAGCAGGAAGTCACAGGGGCTAACGGTGGCGCACAAGAGATGGTAGTTAAATGGGGAGGTAAGCATGAAGTACCGAAAGATGAATAACTGCCCTATGTGCAGCGCATTTCTGGTCAATAGCAAGTGTCTGAACTGCGGGTATCAAAAGACTGCATGACAGAGATCGTCATTGACTATGAGCCAAGGTCTCAGCAGCTAGAGATACATGATGCCATTGAGCAGCATCGTTTTACTGTGGTGGTTGCCCATCGTCGTATGGGAAAGACTGTTAGCGCAATCAATCACCTTATCAAGTCCGCTATCGAGTGCGACAAGCCAGACCCGCGATTTGCCTACATTGCGCCTACCTATGGACAAGCCAAACGAGTAGCGTGGGATTACCTTCAGAAGTACACCAGACCACTAGGAGCTACCTACAATGTCTCTGAGCTTCGTGCTGATTTCTTTGGGCGTAGGGTTAGTCTTTACGGGTCTGACAATCCTGACAGCTTGCGTGGTCAGTATTTCGATGGCGTGGTTATCGACGAAGTTGGCGATCAGAATCCGAGAATATGGAACGAGATCGTCAGACCTGCTCTTGCCGATAGGCTTGGGTGGGCTTGCTTCATTGGTACTCCTAAAGGCAATAACCATTTCGCTGAATTAGCAGATAGAGCCAAGTCTGAAGAAGGCTGGAAGTTCCTAGAGTTCAAAGCTAGCCAGACTGGAGTTCTACCTGACTTAGAGCTAAAGGCTGCCTATCGAGAGATGGGTGAGGACAGGTATAACCAAGAGTTCGAATGTTCCTTTAACGCAGCGGTTGAGGGGTCTTACTATGGCAAGCTCATTAACGATCTTGAGAGCAATGGTCGTGTTAGCGACTTTCCTACTGACGGTCTGTGCCGTAGCTTCGCTGCTTGGGATTTGGGCATGGGTGATTCGACTGCGATTTGGATTGCACAGCTTGCCGGAAAAGAGGTCAGGCTCATTGATTGCGTAGAGAATCACGGGGTAGGTCTAGACTGGTATGTGGGCTGGTTGAAGGATAACGACTATGGGAAGTTTGACCAAATCCTGCCCCATGACGTACAGGTTAGAGAACTCGGAACAGGCAAGAGCCGTAAGGAAGTGCTGGAGGAAGCTGGACTTAGCATCACAGTCGCTCCGAGACTTAGCGTTGCCGACGGGATACAGGCTGTGCGACGGATGTTGCCGAGATGCTGGTTTAATCCGAGAACCAAGAACGGACTAGATGCGCTACGGAACTACCGTCGAGAGCATGATGAGCGTAGACAGATATTCTACGAGAAGCCTCTCCACGATTGGTCATCACACTTTGCAGACTCGTTTAGGTACTTAGCGATTGGTCTTGACGAGACAGATACTTCATGGCAGACATCGTTGCCAATTTCGACTAAATGGATTGTATAATGAGCAAAACTTAGGGGTTTGCTATGAAGATGGACGAAGGGCAGATCAAGAGTATTCTTGAGAATGAAATCGACAATGCGATTGGCTATGTCGATACCGAGACTACCGACCAACGTGCTAAGGCACTAGAGTATTACCTGCGTTATCCCTATGGCAACGAGGTAGAAGGTCGTAGCCAGATTGTGACGGGGGAAGTAGCCGAAGCGATTGACGGGTCTTTGCCGCAGCTAATCCGTGTGTTTACCACCACAGAGGATATTGTTTCCTTTGAGCCTCAGGCTCCAGAAGATGAGGAGTCCGCCAGACAGGCTACAGACTACTGTAACTGGGTTTTTTACCGTGAGAATGACGGTCTAATCATCCTGCACAACTGGTTCAAAGACGCGCTGATGCAGAAGGTCGGCGTAGTCAAGGCGTATTGGGAAGCCAAAGAGGATGTCAACAAGGAAACTTACAAGAATCTGACTGAGGATGAGTTAGCTCTGCTCTTGAGTGATCCAAGCATTGAGGTGACTAGCCAGAAGGTTGAGATGCTTGATGGTGGCGTGGATATGATGGGGATGCCTATTCAGATTCCTATGTACACGGTCAAGGTCAAGACGGTTAAGAAGTACGGCTGTGTGAAGATTGAGAACGTACCGCCGGAAGAATTCCTGATTAGCAAGTCTGCAAGAACCATTGAGGATAGTCCGTTTGTAGCTCACCGTCGTTTGATGACGCGCTCAGAGCTAACGGCTATGGGGTTCGATAAGGACATTGTGGAAGGTTTGCCTAGCTATGATGACCTTCAGTACACTCCTGAACGAGTAGCTAGGTTTTCTCAGGGTGAGCAGCCGGATGAGAACATCAGCCTTGACTACACGATGCAGGTGGTTGAGGTCTACGAGTGCTACATCCAGATCGACGTTAATGGCGATGGTATAGCCGAGCTACGGAAGATTACCTATTCTGGCAACGAAATCCTCGATGACGAGGAATGTGACCTAGTTCCGTTCCACAGTCTCTGTCCTATCCCGATTCCGCATAAGTTCTTTGGTCAGTCGTTGGCAGACCGGACTATGGACATCCAGCTAATTAAGTCTACTGTTACGAGACAGATGCTGGATAACCTGTATCTAACGAACAATGCTCGTCTAGGCGTGGTTGAGGGTCAGGTTAATCTGGATGATGCGTTGAACGCTACTCCGGGTGGACTAATCCGTATGAAGTCCTCTGGTGCGATAGTCCCGGTAGAGGTTCCTGCGGTAACGGCTCAGGCTTTCCCATTGCTTGAGTACATGGACTCGGTTCAGGCTAAACGGACAGGTGTTAATGACCAGCAACAGGGTCTTGATGCTGACGTACTGAACAATGTTTCCGCTACGGCTATTGCTGCGATGATGAAGTCTAACTCTGGCAAGCTGGAGTTGATCGCTCGTATCTTTGCTGAGACAGGCGTTAAGAGCTTGTTTAAGGGGATTCTTCACCTATTGGGCAAGTATCAGGATCAGGCAAAGATTGTCCGTATGCGTGGCAAGTTTGTGACGTTTGACCCTAGATCGTGGACTAACCAGTACGACGTAGCCATTAACGTAGGGTTGGGTTCAGGTGATCGTGAGCAGAAACTGGCTATGCTCCAGATGATTATGGCTAAACAGGAGCAAATTCTTCAGCAGTTTGGTCCTAGTAATCCGTTGGTTAGCGTTGCTCAGTACCGAGATACCTTGGCTCGAATGATTGAAGCGTCTGGTTTCAAGGATGCTAACGCTTTCCTTAACGAGATTTCTCCTGAGTTGAATGAGCAGTTGTCTCAGCCACAGCCTCCAGCACCAGATCAACAGGCTGAAGTAGCTCAGATGTTGGCTCAGGTAGAGCGTGAAAAGACCGAAGCTAAGACTCAGATCGAGGCTGCGAAGCTAGACCTAGAGCGTCAGTCGTTGGAGGCTGAGTTTACCCGTAAGGGCATGGAAATGAGCATGAAAGCCCAGCAGCAAGAGGCTGACATGAGGATTCGTGAGGCTGAGTTAGCGGTTAAGCAGCTACAGGCTATCTTAGCGATGGACTTGGCTGATGAGGATACGAGAGCTAAACAGGCTGATATTGTCCTGAAGGCGATTAAAGAGCTAGGGAATCTGACTGCATGAGTAAAGCATACTGGGCTGAGATACTCTTGAAGGACGAGAACTTTCAGCAAATGATGGAGGAACTCCGATCGCAAGAGATTGCCAAGTTCGCAACTAGCGATTATGGTCAGTCTGAGGTTAGAGAGTCTGCTTATCGTCAGTTGAGGGCATTAGAGTCGATTGAAACGTATCTCGAAGGGTTAGCGTCAGACAAGCTAATTGAGGAGAAGCGGTTAAAGATTTTGTAACCCGTTTCGGGCGGTTCCCGATATAATTTAGGAAAGAAAAGATGAGCGATACTCAAGGAACGACACCGGAATCCGGTAGTCCAGAGTTGAATGTAGGTAGTGCAGCTGACGCTATTTTGGGTCTTATGGGTGGGGAAGAAGGCTCCGAACAGGAACAACCTGAATCTCAAACCGAAGCCAACGATAGCGAAGCCGAATCTGAGGAATACGAAGCGCAAGCAGACGATTCTGATGAGGTAGAACAAGAAGATGAGCAGGATGAGCAAGAGGAGCCTCAGACGTTCCGGGTGAAAGCAGCCGGTGAAGAACGTGAAGTAACCCTCGATGAG